CCATTAAATCCAAAATCGTCACCAGACTCAACTAAAGCATCATCTGCTGAATTAATAATTTTAATAGATTCTCCTCTAAGATGTGATGTTATTTGTGTACCATCTTGGCCCCTCTTAACAGATAACTTATTGCCATTGATTGACTTGATGTAGAGTTCTTCACCTCCAAGATCAATATAAGTTTTTGCAATCAATCTTCTTGCATCATCAACAATAATTATATTATCCGATATTGTTATGTCCTCAGATAAGGTAGTTTCAACTTCTCCCGTATAGTCTTTGATTGCCCTTGGAGTTGCAGTATAAACAATATCTCTTGTAGTAGACTTTGTATCTCCAGAATAATAACCAATTCTTGCACTCTTGACGATATCTTTGGTTGCACTGGAAACTGGTCCAAACAGATATGTTTTTACAGTAAATCGTAAAGTGTATAAAAGAACTCTTCTTGATGTATAGTCACCTTCATAGTCATCCTGCATGGTTATATTTTCAAGAACCACAGGAACATCTCTTTTTTCTTTTATTGATTCTACTAATTCTACTGATAAAGTATATGCTGGTTGAAAATATGGAAGAATTTGCTCAACAATTTGCAAAGCATCATCATTCAACTTAGTCATAATACTAAGTTCAAATTGCATGTTATATGGGACAGGCATATAACTTTTTTTAACTTCCGATCCGTCTGAAGGATCTTTCACACAAAACTGTTGAGTGGTAGTTACCTTTCTTGTTGAATCATAAGTCAATCCGGTAAATTCAAATGACATTCTTGGCAATGTCATTGAAGTTGACTTATTTAAATCTGGCGATTGATTTAATCTTGCCAAAAACTTTTGAGTTGGTCCATATGCCAGAGGGACCTTAATAACACTTACAACAGAATCAGAAGAATCTGTATGCTTAATATTGATATCATTGAAGAGGGTGCCAAATGCAATAACAGTCCTTCTTAAGATTTCGTTGTAAAAATACTCAAACATTGCTAAGAGACCTTAATATTTTATTTAATCCTAATAAGAACTATTTATGGTATCCCAAAAGGATTAGTTTCAGAGAAATCTAAAATAGCATCTGCTTCAGTTTCTATGTTGGAATTATCTGAGAATCCTTCACTAATTGGTTCTGCTCCAACCGTTCTTAATTGTCTTGAAGCACCCGAAGTTGATCCTACAAGATATTCCCCAACTAAGAATGTTCCAGAAACTGTTGCTATTTCAAGTTGGTTAGTGACTGAATCCCATGTTCTAACTCTTGCGGTAGTTCCACTTACAGACCCAGTTACAACTTCATTAAAGATAAATGTTCCTGTAGAATCTAAAGATGGATCTCCAATCACAATAGTTGGTGCTGTGCTATATCCAAGTCCAGCATTTGTAATTCTAATCCCAGTAACATTTCCTGCACTGTTTATTACTGTAGTTGCAGATGCACCTACAGTTGATACTCCTGTCAAGAATACTTCATCGGTAAATGTGACAGATGGTGCAGTTACATATCCACCACCATTATTAGTTACTGTTATTGGTCCAATTATATTATCTCCAATTGTTGCTGTAGCAGCTGCACCTGCGCCACCTCCACCAATAAATCTTACCCCTGGTGTAGTTGTGTATCCTGTACCAGGATTTATAATTTGTACTTCTTGTACAGACTGTGCTCCTGGATCAACATTATCTGTACATGCAACAATGCCAGAAATCATTAAAGCAGTTGCAATACCTGTTGTTTCTCCAGCAGGTGCTGATGATATTGCTACCTGTGGCGTACTAGTATAACCAGCACCTCTATTTGTGATAGTTATAAGTCTAATACCACTACCAACTAATCCAACAGTAGCTGTTGCTGTTATACCTGTTCCAACTAATGTTAGTGTTTGAATATTTCCGACAAGAGTTGATAATCCGTCATCAGTTTCACCATCAGACTCTCCACCCACTAATACATCATCAATATCATCAACTCCAGTGTCAATAATCTCATCTTCATATCTGAAGAGTTCACATTTCAATTGATAAACATAATTTTCTTGTAATTGATAAAATGGTCTTTCATGTTCAACAAATTTAATTTCAAATAATCTATCCCCAAGAGGAAAATAAATTAAATCTCCCTCTTTTGGTCTAGTTGATAATTTTATATCTGCCTGTTCTTTAATAAGTGGTGAAATATAATTTTCAAATCTTTCTTTTGAAATTGTAAATGTAATTTCTTGAGTTGATTGTATACCAAATTTTGATAATAGTGTCGTATTATCATCATATCCGTCAAATGTTTCTACATATGCTTCTATTGGATATGCATTGTCAAATTTCGATTCTATAACCTCTTTTAATACTGTCTTTTCAGTAACATATTTTCTAGGAAGATAATGTACGTCAACACCATACATCCTCAACTGTTCGTTGATTAAATCTTGTATTAATCCTTGTTCGGATTTGGATCCTTGCAGAAAAAAGGGATTTAACATTTTTATCCAATCATATCAAGAGGTGGAAGTTCATAAGTATTTGACATTTTCTCCATAATGTCTTCTAACTCTTTTTGTGCATCATCATATATCTGTCTTCCATTCAATTCAATTCCACCAGGGAGCTTTACTCCTTGGAATTTTATAAGATTCTGTCCCCATTGCTTTTTAATCAGTGATGTCAAATACTTTTTAAGGAAAGAATCGTTCCAAACTCTTGCATAGTCATTTGGGTCTAATGCTCTATAACAATCAATAATAATATAGTCACCTGCACGGACGCTTCCCCAGTCAATATCCAAATATAATCTATCTTGCCTTTGATTAAATCTAATTTGCTTTTCTGTTGTCAATAAAAAATTAATATCTTCTAAGTATGTCTTTGTCATCGCATACGTTAGAATTTCAGTAGATCCCCAATAATAAATATCATTTAAAAATAACTGATATTTAACACTAAACATATTGTTTGTGCTAGTATTAGTTCCATCAAAATGATATATTTTTGTAATACCTATAATTGATGGAGGTATCTGTAAAAAATTACTAGATTCTTGGTATGTAAAAGTTGTGGCAGTACCTACGATATCTGCCGTAGCAGTTGTAGTTGCAATTCCTACAGTAGAATTATTTGGTGCTCTCCCCCTATCAATATCTGCTTGAGTTAATTGATATTTTAAAAATACTTGTCCAACACCATCAAAATGTCTTTCTTGAAAATATTGAATGGCATCATCAACAAGATCATCAATTTGCTCACTTGCAACATTAATTTCAAGCACCGGTGCTCCCAGTTGCCTTTTACAATAATTAATAAGTTCTGATCTACTTGTAGGTTGTGCCATTTAATTACACTTTTTCCTAATGATATTTATGGTTATAAAATGATGTATCTACGAACTTTTTAATAGTTCTTTTAATAGCATTTTAATTTCACTTATTTCATTTTTCATTTCATCAATTTCATTTTCTATTTTTTTATTTTTTAGTTGTTTATTTTTTCTTAAAGAGATGTATTGATTATATTCAGAAACATTTGTGTTTATAATGCTGTTTGTCTCACCATCTCTTTTAAGATTAGAATACCCATTCACTTTTTGATTTTCCATATTATGCAAGTGCAATTACCCTCAAATCTCTTACTTTTGGAACATATACTTGATTTGTTGAAGTCAATACAAATTTAATTCTAAAGTTTCTGAACGAAGGAAGATTGTCTGCGGTAAACACATGTTCCCTAAAGGAATTTACATCAGTGACAAACTCATATGAATTTGTCTTTGGAATAAACACATCAGATTCTCCATTGTTCTTTTCAAGTGATATAATATTTCCTTGATTATCCAGATTCGAATATCCGGGGAAAGGAATAAATATTGGTCTAAATTTAGAACTGTTTCCAATAGCATAGAATGCTCTGATATCAGCATCCTCATTAATATGAGCGCCAATGAACATCTTCAATGAAGTTGCTGGATTTTCAAGAACAATTTCTTTGGTTACATACTGACATGATGTTGGATCAGTTTCAACCAAATTAACTCTTTGATCTGTTGCATAATCTGCAATTATATTATCAACTCTATTTGATGTTGTAATAACACTTATTCTTTGAGTATCAATAACAGGAGATATTCTTGTATCAGTTGTTGATAACAGAAGTCTCATATTAAGAGATTTACTATTTGGGATTGAACCAAGTTGATTTTGCTCATTAACTTTAGATGCAATTAATCTTGGAGTTTCCAAATAATTAATTTCATTTAAAGATACATCTTCAAAACCATTATCAAGATAAGGAACTTCTTGTCCAGTTAGACTTTGTGAAGTAATTGTTCTTACCTCTGATGTAATATTTGTTCCAGTAACAGTCATATAATGTACATTTGGCGTAAGAACCTCAAAAGGCATATTTTGTGAAGCCTTAATTTGATAACCTCCTGCAGACTTGGTTTGATTTACAAATAATTTTGGATATCCAACATTATCGGATCTATCGTCATTATCTGGTTCAAGGTTGGACATATCCAATTTAATATGATATGAATCAAATTTAATTGGGTCATTTATTGTAACATCATTTAAGTAATGAGTCTTATTAATTCTCTTCAAATTAACTCCACCCAATTCATATTTGTAAACAGGTGTACCTACAGGATAATCAAATGAAACATTACCTCTTACAATATTTCCTCCAATAGTGTTTCCAGAAACAGAAGTATATTGTATAACTTCTTCTCCAATCAACAAATAACCAGAATTTGTTGTACCAACTCCAACACCTTCAAAAGTACTAAATACTCCTGCATTTTCAACAGAGAATGGTTCAGATGAATCTGCACTATAAGAAGTTGTTAACTTTGTTGATTTAATATCTGGTTGAACTCCAGATATTTCAACATAGTTATCATTAAAGTACATTCCATGATTTTTGTGATTGACTTTAATATGAAGACCATCACTATCAATAGTTTTAGAATCTATAAGAACATTTCCACCTGCAGAATAATTTAATTCTGTTGTCACTCCTAAACTATTTGTGTAGAAAATTGTATTTCCTGCACCAGTAGTAAATTCTCCTTGAATATTATCAAGAACAACTTCACTTGTTCCGCCAATACCTGCTACGGTAAATCTTGCACCATCTCCAATAGAATTAGAACCTATTGTAGATATTTCAAGAACATCTCCAACTTGATATCCAGATCCACCATTTGCAATAGTTGCAGCAACAGCAACTCCACTGGAAATAGTTACATCAGCAGTCGCACCCCTACCATTACCGGTAACAGTAAGTAAATTTGTGTTGGAAAATGTCAGAGACCCAATAGATGGAGTATAACCTATTCCAGGATTTGATATTGTTAGATTTCCTACAGCAGTTCCTGCAACTCCAACAAGATTTCCTGTTGAATTTGTAGATGGTTGTGAGAAAGTATTTCCAAATACATATCCAGAATCTGATAATGTTGCAGTTAACCCAAGACGTTCTTTTCTTGATTGTAAAGTTAATGAATTTGGAAGTAATGTTGGAATTTGTCCATTTCCTTCACTGAGAGTTGGGTTATAAAGTTCTACAGAACCTGTATTTAAGAAGTCTGCTCTATATAAGATAAATTTCAAGTCTTCCCACTGACTTGGTTCCCAAGTAGATCCATTTTGAGATTTGAATAAGGATCCAAGCAACTCTTGATTTGAAATAAACTCATCAGTAATAAGATCAGTTTCACCAACTCTAGAAATTACAACTCTATAATTAACTGAATCTGAAAGTAAAACTACACAATATTCTGTTTGAGGTTCTAAGTATACTGGTGCTTTAAATTGAATTGCAGTTCCTAATGATCCATCATCAGATGTGGTTATTTGATCTGGTTCTACAACTACTTCAGAAAAAGGAAGAACTTTTCCAGTTGGTGTTCCATTTTCAACAGTTCTCAATTGTGCAACAACAGGAATACCATTGTTATCTTTTTGGGTAAAGAAAACATCAACTCTCGTTAAGAAAATACCAAGAGTATCGGGAACAATAAATGTTTGTGCTAGAGGGTCCCTCCCGGCAGGACGCGGCGGCGGTGCAGGACGCGGCGGCGGCGGTGGTGGTGGTGGAGGTGGAACAGTCCACCTTCGTGTAGTTATATCTTGAGATACTAATTCAGTATCAACCGTTCGTTCTCTTGTTCCATCTTGTTGCTCAAATGTTTCGGTTGTGAGTTCTGCATTTCTAACAGAAACAATATTTTCTTGTACAGTTTCTAGTGTTCCAGAAGAAACAAATCCATCATTAGCAAAAGTTGTTGGTACAGATTCTTCGTTTCGTGAATCACTAGTAAGTCTAAAAGTTTTTTCTCCAGTTTCAAATCTTGGGTGAATACCAGAATTTGGATCTTCTATAAAGAAACTACCAATTAAAGTTGCAGAAAGATCTGGAATTAATCTTACATCTGTAATAGTTGCTCTTGCACCACTTGTTTGTCCAACTAATTGCATTCCTCTCTCTACATATCCAAAATATTCACCTTGTGCCTGATCAGATAAAGCAAGTGTGTCTACATTTAAAATAGTTGATGTGGAAGAATAACTTGCAGAAAGTGGAGTATTTGTATAAGGATTTTCTCTAAATGTTCTTGAAGGGATATTAAAAGGACCTTCTTTGTGATTTGATTGTGCAACTCTAAATCTTATTGATGGTGGTGCAACCGTAACCTCAGAAATTCCTGTCTGTATAACTTGACCAGAAACAGTTTCTCCAACTTCAAAAACTCCAGACTCCATAGAGATTTCAAGAAGTTTTGGAAAACAATATCTACTTACATTTACACCATCAAAGAATGGATACATTAATGTAAATGGTTTGAGTTTTCTAGAATCAAATTGAATATTTCTAGATCTCATAGTAGGAATAACATCTCTACTAACTACTCTATCTCCAACAGATGTTTGATCAAACCTTTCAGTTATACTGAGTTGAGTGCCTTGCCTTTCATTGATGCCTATCTCTATAGTATCTTCAAATGTAGATCTTGTGGTTGTTTGACTTCTTCGTCTACCACCAAGACTACGTACTCGACCTCTTTCAACTGTAGTTCTTTCTCTTTCAAAAGTTTCTCCAGTCCAGTTTATCTGCCAGGAACCCCAAACAATTTCACCAAATCCAGTTTGAGGGTCAATTTGCCCAGTTTGTGTTAATAAATCAAAGGTCGAAGCATAATCACCTTCAACATTGATGATCAATGCATCTAATCTTGCAGTATCTACCCAGGTATCAGTTTCTGGAGTTAATTGAAGAGAACCTTCCCAAAAAGCTAATAAGAAAGGAGTAACACTTTCAGTTCTAGTTCCAAAAGGTTGATTTAACCATTCAACTTCAGCATAATCTAATGTTAAGATACCATTTTGTCTTCTGATATTATTACCTTCAATTGTATTAAAAGAAAGATCTTCAGATGGTTGAGTTATAACGGGACCAAAAATTAAATCTACCGCATTTGTATAATGTTGTGGTCTAAGTTCATTTCTGGACGGATCAATACTATTTCTTATTCCAAAATTAACATCTTGAGTTAAGAAACTTGTAAAGTTATCTACAAAGAAACCAGACTTGAATCTATTAGAACCATCATTATCACTAACAAAAAGACTTTCTGTACTTAGTTCAAGTAAAGATAATGTAGTATAATATTCAAGATTATTTACTCTGTCCTCAAGTTTTTTAATATCAGACATTCTAAATCTCTTATAATCTAAGAATTTTATACTTAAGTCTGATATATCAAACAAATATGGTGGTAATGTAACCGTAGCAATTTCTATAGCTTCATCAACACCAAGTGGTTTTTCTGGTTTATCTGCAGGTTTTCCAAATTTAACCTGCATTTGACCCGATTTACTTAAGAAAATTCTATCAATCCTTCCAAGATAATATGAATATGATAAAATTAAAGATTCGTCAGATGCTAAAATATTTTGAGAAGAATTTCCAGATGCGTTAAAGGATCTTCCTAAAAACTCTAAGGGAGATCTATCTCCTTCAGATGTTGCAATAGAAGAAACTCTAGGTCTTATATCAACAATATCAAATGTAGATGTATTATTAATAATTTTTCTATCATCCGTATAATCAAATGTGTTATATGAATTAACAGTTGTTATATCGCCATCATCATTTGAGTTGTAGTATCCATTAGAAAAATATATTTTTAACTGCTTTGTTGGTTCACTTGAATCATTATTTCTCTTTAATCTAGAATAATCATAGAAAGTATCTTTTTGTGCTTCATCTAGTTTATAATTGCCAGTTATATTAAATCCATCAAAATCAAGGAATAAAATTGTAGCAGTTGCTCCAGATTCAGATAACCTTACAGTCTCCCCTTCTTTAAATGCAATTCCATTTTTGTATAAAAAAGTAATTTGACTATCTGTTACTTTTTCTGCACAAATAGCAATAGCTCCACTAGTCTGTCCTGTAATAGTTTCCCCAATAACAAAATCTTGAGTTGTCGAAGATGGAGATACAATAGATGTCAGTGTTGCCTTAGGGGCACTTGCTGCAGAATTGTTATCTGATTCAAATATACCATGAATTTCAATTACGTCTGGAACATTTAAAGATAAAAGATTGTCTTGTACTCTTGTACCAAATGGGTAATTTCCATAAGACAATCCATCATCTAATGTTGTTGCACCAACACCGGAACCAACAAACTTAGATTTATCTATAATTAAAGTATTAACTCTATTTTTAATTTTTTCTTTTGCTTTTGGATTTACCTTTTTTAAAGTGGCAACTAAAGTTGCACTACCAGATCCGCTTAAATTTAATATTTGACAAGTTGTTTGCCCTACTCCAAAATCAAACTTATCTGCAGTTAGAGTTTCAGTAGAACCATCTTCAAGTATAAGTGTATATCTTTCCTCATCAAATGGCAAAAATGATTCATTTTGACCAGCAGTAACAGCAGTTTGAAGTTGTCCAGAAGAAATTGTTACGGAAAAAGATTTTCTAATAGTTAATTGTGCATCGGTAAGATCAACATTAGATATGTTTCTTTTTGGCAATTTAGTGTATAGTGTATCATCTAAAGAATTTTCAAATCTTGAAGAAACAATTTGAAAATCTGAAACAGTAATATCTTGAATTGGCAAAGATCCTGATGCAATACCAGAGACACTTTCTACAGGTTCTATTATAATACTATTGGTGCCAATAGAATTTATTTTTGCAAAAGTTAAAATATCAGAATTTGCAAAATTTGAGAAACTTACAATATCATTTTCTCTTGCAATTGAAGGAAAAATTGCACTAGAAGTCGTTACTGTACTAATATTTCCGGAAGTTCCAGTAATACTAACTACTCCAACATTGTATTTTGGTATTTGAACCAAATCGGCCATAAACGTGCCTGTTCCAACAACCCCATTATTAGTTCCATAAAAAGACTTTACGTTAGATAAAGAGTATGTAGTTACTGCTAAAGAAACTCTTCCATCTTCAATTCCATTAAAAATAAGAGGTTCATTTTTAACAAATTGTCCAGAAACATCATAAAGAGTAACTAAAGTTCCTGACGAAACTGGATAGCGTATAAATGCCTTTGCGCCACTATGTCCACCCTCTACGAACGTAGGAACTTCTAGTGTCGTCGATTGGTTTAATGTTACTTCAGTATATGGTTGTACATCATATAAAGTTGATGCCCACTGGTTTAATGAACTATTTGATAATTCATATGAACCACTTTCTAATCTAAAATCATAAAGTCTAGCGAGTCCAATTTCTTTTCCAGGAGCAGTAGTGGTAGAACCTCTTCTACTATCTCTTAAACTTAAAATATAAGTATTACCAATACCAATAGTTGGATTGCCATAAATGTTATGAACGATTGAAGTTTTTCCTGTATTATATGGGACTGCCTGATCAGAAATTGTTCTTGTAGTTCTTGGTTTAGAAAAATCTAAAAATGTGGGAGATAATGTTTCAATATCATATCCTTTAATAAATGCTCTTCCTGGAGAAATTTTATATGTTCCAATATTTTCTGTGGGGGTTGAACCACTATAAGTGGGTTGTTCTGCAGAAAATAATCCACCATTACCTTTTCCATCATTTAAAGATTCAAATGCTTTGAGTGTAAATGGTTTTACGTAGTAATCTCCAGATTCAGCATATGTTCTTTTTGCAACAAAATCTTGAATTTCAGCATAATCTGATGTTGTAGATCTCTGCTCTGTTAAAACACCATCTCTTATTTTTGCAATTTCTATAAAATTATTATCATTTAAATCTGTTAAACTTTTTTTAAATAAACTTACCGTTATTTTTAATCTATCTGCACCTGGTGAAGAATAATTATTAAATCCTTGAGAATTATCATTTAAACTTTCATCAACATCAGAATTAACAACTTGCTCATTGATGAAAAAACCAATTCTAAAACTTGAATTTCGGGAATATTGACTTAGTATTAAAGATTCTTTATTAACATTTACAAAATTGCCTCTAATAAAATAAACACCTTCATCAACAGCAAAATATGTACCTACTTGATTACAATCAAGATCTATTGTAGTTCCAAATACATTTCCGGAATTAATAAAAGTATTCCCTAAAAGTCCCGAGGTAATAGTTGTATCGCTAGATAAACTTTCCCCATCTAGAAATCGATCAGTATCATTACTTGTCAGGTTTGAATTTAAATAATTAACATAAAGTGTTAAACTTCCCCTTTCAGATTCTTGTGGCAAAAGAACTTTATCAACATAAGCAGATATTCCAGAAGTTTGTCCTGTAATTGTTGTGCCAACTAACTGCTCAGCATAAGCAGAAACGGGGACTCCATTATAAGTATTATTTAAAATTACACAAAAATAATTTGGATTAAATGAAACACTTCCAGGTATAACTTTGGCACCTTCTTTGAAAAAGTGTTGTCCAAATTTTTCAACTTGATTTTGGAGAATTGATTGTAATCCTGTTAATTCTCTTGCCTGTATTGGGAATCCAGGTTTAAATAAAACTCTATGATAGTCATTAGATGCATCAAAGTCATCAAAATATGGAGATACGTTGAGATTTGTTTGTTGGGACATAATTGATTAGAATTGCAATATGACTTTAATGTCTTCTTTTTGGTTGGACGATCTTGTTATAGAAGGTCTATTGTCTACGTAGAGAATATTTCCAGTGTGTTTAGTTACTTCTGGAGAGGAAGTTCCATTGGTAAATGGTTGCCCAAGGTAATATGTTCTATTATTTATCACCACACTTGAACCCGTAAATGTAGAATCTATTTCCAAATTTGAACCTGAGGATGGTACAATGGTTAAACTTCCACCCGCTTCTGGAGAAGAAGTAAATGCATTTAATTTAAATCCATAAGTAGGACTTAAATTTGCAGTTCCATCTGTATTAAATCCAGCAACACTCTTATCTTGCCAATATTTTAAAACTCCTGTTGTTTGATCATAAGCAACCACTCTACCGACAGCAGTTGTTCCTGTTGCCACCGTTTGTGTTACATAAGAATCTGCATCAAAAGTTGCAGAACTAAATCCAATACCGGTTAATTTAAGTGCATAAACAGCACTTATTTTATCAGAATCTAAGGATATTGTTGGATTTTGAACAATACCTATTCTTGAAATTTGATTTCCTGTAATAAAATCTGGATTCTGAACATCATTTTCAATTCTAGAATAAAGCATGACATTATATGCACCAAGTTCCCTATAAATATCTGCTCCATGCCCACCCAAAGGTGGTATAATGACATCAAAGGTTGGCCTTGTCGTGCCAGTAGGAACTCCACCAACTTCTAAATTTACACTACCATAAGTATATCCCGATCCTTGATTTGAAACAAAAACCGAATCAACTTTAGAATCGTTATTGATTACAATAGTGCAAGTAGCACCTGCACCATCACCATCAATAGGAACGTTAGTGTAAGTTTGATTTGCCGTTCCTAATCCTACACCCCGATTTGTAAGAACTATTGTTTTAATTGATCCGTTAACTGCATTATTTCTTACAGGAGCATATGTGCTCGAAGTTTCCCAATCTACAGGAACAGAAATAAAATCATTACTTTCAAATTTTATTGCTTCACTTGGTTTTAATGTATAAAGATATTTCCAAATATATCCATCACCACTAGTCCCTGCTGCTCTTGGTTCTAAATCAACAAATGTTGGTTGATCCAATGAAGGTCTACCATTAGGATTATCTGGATCAGTTCCATTTTGGAGACAAATATAAACCTGATAATCTTCATTAATTACATAATATAAAGAAGAGTATAATGTTGTTGATCCTGAAACTTTTGCGGTATTTGTTCTGCTATAATCGTGCCTATAATAATCATATGTGTTTCCACTTGACCAAAATCTTTTTGGAATTACTTGTCTGACATCATCAGATGTAATTTTTTTTAGAGCAAGCATAGTGTCCCAATAATCATTCTCTTGCTCAAAATTATCTTTAGGCACTGGTGGATCATTATCCCAATCACTTTGATAATCTGTTGGATTTGGCAAACCTATAAAAGAATAATATGCATTAACACCAACATCCGAAACAAAGTTCTTTGCATTTGATATTCTAATCTGGTCAGTTATAATTGCAGACATTTGATGGAGATTTTTATTTATTTATTAACGGTGCTTGACCATTAATTTTTAAATATTTAGACCAAATAATCTATGTATCTTAGGGATGATGTTCTACTTACTAAAGAAGAAGTAGTAATTCCAGAAAATCCATTAAGTGTATATGAATCAAAGGAATTTTCTTCAGTTCTTCCATCCAGAGTAATTTTGCCCCAACTATAATTTCCAAAATAATTAGAAGTGGAAATTGTTCCAGAATAAGTAGTTGTCCCAATTCCACTAGAAATATTAGAATAAATTCTATTTACAAACGTATTTCCTATTCCTGGAACATTTACTTGAATCAATTCGGAAGAATTAACTTGATATGTAGTATCTACAAAATTAGTAGCAACTCCAACAAGTGATGTATCATTTCCATAAGAATTTTGAGGTTGTTCTAATTCAATATTTGAATTATAAACTACAAAATAATCTCCTACAGATAAAGAACTTAATGTTACTGCAGATCCAGCAATTGCAGAATCTCTAAGATATGAATCTTCTGGAATATACAAATCAAATATA